GTCTTACCAGAGCCAACATTGAGTCCAACAGATGTGCCGTTACCAGCAGCAGCAAACAATGCATCAATGGTGTCTAAGTCAGTATTGAGCTTAGTTCCCCACGAATCTGTGGATGCACCTACCTCTCGTTTGGTAAGTAATAGGTTTGTCGTAGTTGAATCTGCCATGTTTCACCTCATGCTGTGACTTGCGTCCATGTTTCTGAATTGTCTGCTATTTCAGACCAGCTTTCCGATGTATCAGATTGTGCTGTCCAAGTCTCGGATGTGTCTGTGATTGGTGTCCAGCTCTCCGAGGTGTCTGATTGTGCTGTCCAAGTCTCAGGCGTGTCTGGTATCGATCCCCAGCCAAACCCTACTAATGTTCCGACAGAACCAGTTGATTGATTGCCAATTATCGCAATACTGATGACGAATGTGACATCCCCAATTGCTGGTGTGCTTTCTACGCCAGTAATAGATACAAAGGAAATAACCTCTGCCACCATCGTCCCGACCGATCCAGTCGATGCGTTGCCACTAATGGCAAAAGACGTTGTGCCACGCGCAATATCGCCAATAGATAAGGTTGACTCATTACCAGTCAGGGCAAACGATGTCTCACCACGGGTGACGCTTCCAACGCTTGCGGTTGATGCATTACCCGTTATGGCAAATGAGGTCTCACCCCTAGCAATATCGCCAACCGATAGGGTTGAGGAATTACCGCTAAGTGCTACTTGCTTGCTAAATATGACAGAGCCAACAGAAGCTGTTAAAGCGTTACCTGTAACGGCAAAACTTCTCTCGCCTACCGCAAGAGTGCCAACAGACAGGGTTGAGGAGTTGCCTGTAATGGCAACAGTTCTGGTGACGCCTACCGAGCCAACATTGCCAGTTGCAATGTTCCCGTCCTCTTGCTCAGAGATGTTTACGCCAAGAGAGCCAATCCCAGAGGTTGCTGAGTTTCCTGTGAGCAGGATATTGGACTTGCCATACGCACCTCTGCCGTATGTGCCAGAGCCATATGTCCCAGCATAAATCGGGTAACTTCCACTCCCGTAACTGCCTGAGCCATAGGTTCTCATATCAAAACGCAGCCTCGCTGCGCCCCATTAAGCCAAACGAATTAGGCCAGTAGAAGAATCATTTGTCGGCATGGTCAGAGTAAATGTCCCAGCAGTTACGGTCTGAGAGCCAAATGTGTGAACGCTGACTGCCTTATTAGACTGACTTGAGTTGTAGATCAAGACCGCATCAAATGCGGTTGTGAGAGTTACGTTACTGAAACTGATAGACGCGCTTGGTGTCCAGTAGGCAGTAGTGCCGTTGGTTGCTGGCGCTGTTGCATTGGTAACAGTAGCACCACCAGCCGTGTAGTTCGTGCCTGATACCTCACCAGTTGAGGAGTATGCGGTTGTGGATGCGTTAACTGTGGCAGACGCCAAGTAGAGAGCAGCCTTAAATGTGTCGGCAGCCGTAGACGCTCTGGTCACACCAGTACCAAAGTTATGTGTTCCAGTCAGCAATTCGCCTTTGAAACTTGTACAGAGGGCTTGAGTATTTGCGATGATAGTTCCCTTCTTGGGTTATACCCAATTCACTTTTAACCTATTGATTGTGCGACTGGTTCACCAGTCACGGTCATACGCTTTAAGGTCATATCGACTGAGCGATGCACAAGCTCGCCTTCTAGCCAATACTCAACCCACTTTGTCGTCTCGTTATCGTTATCGATGATGCCTTCTCGCTTTTCCAGCAAAGAATCATCCATCTCGCCTTTTGTTGTGTTTACTAGCATATTTATCCCAAAGTTCTTGCGCGGGTGACAAGCACACCGCCAGAGGTTGAACCACGGTCATCTGAGAGTTTTAACTCTTCAATACCATTCTTGTAGAGTGCTGCCCACACCGTAATTCTCGCATCATCTTGCAAATATGGCGCTGCCTGCATGAGTGCGCCATAGAGATAAATGTCTGGTGCAGCAGTCAATAACCAGTTACTTGTATTGGTGCTTGATAACTTGCTCAACTTGGCGTAATAGGTCAACTCACCCGTGTAAGTAGTGTCTGGTGTCGGGATAAAGCGAAACTGATTGCCCACCACGCTGAAATACGCTGGCTTGCCAGACGATGTGTAGACAACAGAGAGGTTGTCCATCGAGTCAATCGTCTCAAATTGCAATGGTGTTGGAGGGCTGGTGTCTAACTTGAAGGTCTTTGCCTCAAGGAAGTCATCAGGCACAGCCGAGTATTCTGTGGTGAGGGACGCGGTAGATCGCACAATCATCTGTCTTGTGCGTAAATTACGCTCGATCTGGGCTTCTGCTAGAGAGATAAAGTCAGGGATAGCGCTCGTTAAGTCTGAGCGATTGAGCCAGTCCCCGACAGAAGTCTTCAGTTCAGCATAGGTTGTCAGCGCCATTCTCAGCCTTTTCTGCTTTCTCAAGATCACGCATTACCCATGTGTGATCATGCTTGAATTCAAAAGTCCCGATGTGTCCAATCTCCTTGGAAACGTCGTGATCTATGTAGATTTTAAAGCCTGCCGCCTGCGCTTTACGGCAAAAGAAAATATCCTCACCAATGTATCCACGCTTATCGGTACGCCAAGGTGTCTCAAACCAAGGCTCTGTCAGTCTCTCAAATACCCTGCGCTTAATCAGCATCACGCCCATGCCAATAGAGTGAACTTCCTCAATGCCCGTGGACTCAGGCATGGTGTAGACCAGTTGCCTCTCGCCATTGACTTCGTTTTGAGCAGTCGGTCCAGTAGGCATCCTGCGTCTTGCACAATTCGTTGCCACGATGTCCAAGTCATGCGCCAAAAGTCTCTCGATCATGTCTTGTGGAAAAGTCATGTCGGAGTCAACAAATAGGACATGGGTGCAGCCCTCACGCATGGCATCCAAGCAAAGGTCAGCCCTCTGGTTTTGTATCAATGTGCCTTGCATGATCTTTAGTGACACAGCGTCCATCGTGTTGATGGTATGAAACGCTATCATGTTGACCATACAGAATGTGTAATTGGCGTGAACCATATCACGCGCTGGTGTGCATACTGCAATGTAGTTTGGCGTCATACTTCACCAGCCCTAGTTCTAAAGTACTTGTTATCAGCGTCGTTTAACCACTTCTTCATGTACTCTTGATCATCTAGTTTGCCTTCAGCCTTGAGCTGGAAGTAGATCGACATGGGGATGCTGGCAACTCTTGTCCACTCACCCCACCTAGCACGCTCATCAACTTGAGCGTACTCTTGTTTGTTCTCTTCAATGATTGCTGTGACGTCTTGCTGGGTCTGGATCGTTGCCTGTCCAGTCTCATCGTCATAGTGAAAATACCGCGTTATTCCCTGATCTGCGTCAGTATTGAATAGTCTTTTTTCAGTCATGTAAAAAAGGGTCTGAGTTGCCCCAGACCCCTTCGCTAGTTAGATTAAGAAGTAACCAAGTCAGCAGCAATGCCATGAGCATTTTCTGCCAACACTTTGTGACCCCACTCAACGATGAGCATACGCTTCTCAGCGTCACCAGTCTTAGCCAACTCAACTTGTTGGTATGGACGCAATGTTGTGACTTTTGCGTAATCAGGATCGATCACGAATGCGTCACGCTCACGCTGGAAGCGGTTAGGCACAACTTGCACGTTGCCAAAGTCAGAGACATAGATGTCTGCTGCACCGATGATGGTTGCAGGACGCGCACCGCCATCAATGTTGAAACGTGAAGATGCGATACCAGAGAAGCCAGACACGCGCTGCTTGTTGACTGGACCAGTCATCAAGATTTTTGGTGTACCGCCAGCAGTCCAAACTTGTTGAATCACGTTCTTCAAGATGGTCTCTGTAAAGGTACGCACGTTGCCGTCGGTACGGGCGCTGGTTGGCACAGTCGTATACGATGGGTTAGCACCGTTGGTCTGCATATCGTAGTTAGTCTTAATGAAGGCTTGCAACGATGCAGTACCGCGAGCAGTTGTGGTGTTACCAGCAGCAGCCACAGCTCCTTGGAGCATGGTGTACTCTTGGTCACGCTTTAACTCAGCACTACGCTTGGCAATTTGGTACGCCAATTCAGAGCGACGGCCTGCCTTGTTAACTGTCTCTTCAGTAGCAGACAAGACGATGGTCTTGCGGCTAATCTGAGCATAGTTTTGCAGACGAACAGTTGCAGTAACTGCGTCAAAAGAAGTGACATCATCACCTTCCAATTGCTTGTTAGCTGCTGCGGATGCGAGTGTGTCGGTTTGCCACTCAAACAATGAGTTAGAGATTGATTCGCTACCTATATTGCTCATATAGGGCGTTTCTTCTGGTGCTATATTAGTTATCAAATTGGAAAGGTCTTCTCTGATACCTTTTGCATCGAATGTGGTGAATGTATTGGTTACGATTGCCATTTAAGTGCCTCTATTTCAATAAAAGTTCAATTGCTTTAGCCGCATCATCGACGCGACCAGACTTTGCAAGACGCTGTTTTGCGCGTGTACTTTCAGTTGTTTGAGAGACACGACCTGCTGCACTAGGCTTTGCAGGGCGTGGGCCGTTGTTCACTACTGGCTTGATCTGTCCACGCTTGGACATCATCTGGTCATAGAGTGCTGCTTTACGCAACGCAATGACAGCCCTGTGGTCATAAACATTCTTGAGTTCTTCGTCGCTAAATCCGATCTTTTTACCGAATTCAACTAACAAAGCCTTTTCAGCCTGTGCCTTCTTGGAGTCCTTCCATTCGGGTACTGCTTGGAGTAGTGCCTCTTGCTGTGATGCAAGGTGAGCTTGTAACTCCTGCGCTCTTTGCTGTTGCGCCAACTCGGAGAGTCGCTGCTGTTCGGACTGAATGGCTGCGAGTTTTTCCTGCTTTTGGCGTCTTATCTCCGACTGTCTCACCCACTCAATAGGGTCTTCATCACGAAGACGGTCCATATCGACAGGCGCTTCAGTCGTCTCAAGTTGCTGCTTCAACGCTCCCAACAATTGAGCGTACTGCTCACGCTCGGCACGAATCGCTTGAGCCTCTGCCTCGACTGCTTTTCGAGTTTCAGCGACCTGTTGCGTCTTTCGTGTGTAGTCCTGAGTTCTGGAATAACCTTTTTGGAGTTCGTCCAGCGTCACCTCGATCTCTTTACCGTCAACTTTGACGGTGTAGACCTGTGGCTGTTCTTCCTCTTCTTGCGTTTCTTCCTCTTCCTCTAACTGTTCCTCAGTCGTTTCATTATTGGACTCATCGTCTTGCACATCCAATTGTTCATCGACTGAAGCCGCGACTTCGGACTCTTCGTCCTCGGTCAAACGCGCCTTGTCATCTGTCTGCTGTTCCCCGCCAAGCGGCAACATCATTTGATCAAGAGCACTAGCTGCATCAGCTACGGTCATAGGTGCTTGGTTTTCCATGTCCTATTCCCTTCTTACACCAAAGTTTTCTGATCACGCTCGACTTGGCGCTGTGCAAACTTTCCGTTATCAATGAGCTTGCTCATCTCTGTGCGGAAGTTGTCAATAGCACGCAACATGTGCCAAGCGTGTTCTCTCTTCACGGTGTCCTCTGGTTTCGTGTCCTTCCAAAACCAGACGGCATCGTTCTCCATCTTCAATAAAGCACTTGAAAAAGCCTCATCTGCTATTAGCGACTCAGCCTTCTTGCCTTTTCTTATGTCTTCTTCTTGTTTGCTCACTTTTTAGACCATTCCTTGTGGGTTAATGGGTTGCTGTAAATTCTGAGCCACCTGCATGGCCTGCGCCTGCAATTGACCCTGTTGTTTTACAGCCTCTCTGTCAACAGATTGCATCGCCATAATTTGTGCCGAGTCAATCTGCGTTTGATACTTTAATTCAAGTTCATACTTTTTGAGCATCAACTCTTGATTGAGCTGATCACGCCTAAAGTCATCATCTCGTATCATTTTTTGGCGTTGTAGCTCTAAATCTGCAGCCTTTTTCTGTATATCTGCGCGGATGGACTCCGCCTGCACTTGTGCCAAAACCTGTTCTGGCGTTGGCTTTGGCGCTTGCTCTGGTGCTTTCCAGTCTTCTGGCAAGTCCATGAAATATTGGGATGCGTCTTTGAGTCCAGAGAGTTCAACGACCTTCTTTAAAGTCCTGACATACATCTGAGGTGTGACCACCATATTGTTCAAACCGTACTGGGCAATGATGGCCTCTTGTTTCGCCAAGACTTGCATCATGGTTGCAATACGCTCATTGGTGTCACCGTTGCCAAGACCAATATTGACAGAGACATCCATCGAACTGTCCCAAGCGCGGGGGTCAATCTGCACCCACTTGTTACGCAAGCGGATCATGCGTGGTTTGTCTTGATGGGTTGTCACCAAGAATAGGATCGTCTTAAACAACTCTTTCATGCCCTCAGCCATGAGACGCGCAGTCAACTCAATACGTCCTTGGCTCGCGCTCACCGTGGCTGCCACAGCAGCTCTGGTGCTAGATTGCAATGCGTCAGCGTTCAAACCCATCGCAGCTTTCGACATTCCTGTGCGAGATTCCTTGATCTCGTCCAAGTACTCCAATACTGGAAAAGCAGCCTGCCCAACAAACGGGGTAGTGAGTGCTTGCACCATGTTTGGCGCACGCGCACGAATGATTGCGCCAGTCTCATTGTTCAAAGCGTCGTCAATATTGACCTGACCTTCGACAATCACGGTGCGGGGGTGAATGGACTGCGCCAATGAGTCCAAGGTATTACGCATGACTTCGGACTTGATTTCCTGCAAGTCGTGCGTGATGTCAAAGATTGACTGCGCTTCCAATGGCGAGGTATGGGGTTCTGGATCGCAGGGAAACTCAATAAACGGGATGTAGGACGCTGGAAGATTCCTGACCATCTTGTAGCCAGTACCCATAAAGCACATCTTGCGTAACTCTGGCAGTCCGTCCCCATCAAAGTCCACCTTGGCGTAACCCTCGACATAGAGAACACGCATCATCATGGGGTTTGAACTCTCATTTCCAAACTGAGAGTTGGTCAACGGCTGGCGTGCAATAGCCTCCTCGTTTCTAAACATATTGGACTCGCCAACATATTCCATCACCTCATCTTCGTCATACCCCATACCGATCAACTCGGCAACGGTTGCCATCTTGCGGTGTCCAATAAACGGTGTGTCCCTAAAAGACATGGCTTGACGCGACAAAAGCAACTCTTCTGGCGGTAAGCACGCCACATGGATACGCTTGTCAGTAGTTTTACGCTTGACTTGGACGTCGTGCAGCATGGCAGGGGGCATCATCTGCCCTGTCATGGGGTCAATTTGCATGGTTGACTGCATCACATCGTCTGGATAACTCGTCACGATCTGGACATCTGCATCACCCTCTTGCATCAAAATCTGCAAGGTCTGGTCATCGAGTCCTGAGTACTCTTCAATGCGGACAGATTCGGTCTCTTCAACCCACGCCTTCATAATCCCGCACTTACGCACCAATGCGTCTTTAAATGTGGCATACGCCACCATAAAACCGTTGTTGTCGTTGCTAAAAACATAGTTGCAGTAGTCGGTTGCCTGCTGCGCCCCTGCCTCGTCTTCTGCGCCACGGGGGACAAACTCAACGACATTCTCAGAAGAGAAAAATATCTTCATCAGAGACGGCAGCATGGCTGATACCGTGTCTCTGACCTCCATCGCCACGACTTGGGAGCGACCCTCTTCCTCATTTCCAAAGGGGTCACCCCTGTAATACTCAGTCCCGCGAGCGCGAATAGGGGACAAATCAGAGTCGATATAGCTCACAGCGTCTGTGATCTCCTGACCCATCATGGCTTCCAACTCCATGTCTGTCATAGGCGTTAGGGTTGGGTCTACTTGTGACGCAACATCAGTACTCAATCCCATCTCATTGGTGATATTCATTTTTTACCCTTTTGCAAGACGCAATACATGGAGTCAATGGCACGCGGGGTGCGTAGTAACTCTTCTTGCGTTAATTTTAGGTCTTGTGTCAATGGATTTAACCTAAATTCCAAGTGCGTCATGTAAAACCTATCTTCCCAGCCCAAATACCAATGCCAGTCGGTGTAATAAAGCCACGACTTTTCGTTAAAAGCACGCACATGAGTCGGGTCTTGCCACGCGCCATAACTTAAGTCATACGGCACATTGATTCGCATCTCGCCACCGTCTTTGAGTAGCCTCTTACAGCTCGTCATCGCACCCACCAAATCGGATAAATGCTCCAGCACATCGTTGGCTAGGATGGCATCGAACATCTCTTCCTTGACATCGAACTCGCCAAACCTAGTTGATATGACGTCCCCCCACGGGACGTTACAAATATCGAGTAACCAGTCTGGCTTGGTTCTTAGTTGGATGTCTGCGTTGATGCAGTCACCTCGAAAGTCCTTGCCAGAGCCTAAATTAAGTACCAAAGAAGTGTTCGACATACTGGGGGCGGTTTTCTTTGATCCAAGGATAAGCGTCAGCGACAAGTTGCTGTGCGTTTTCGCCAATGGTTTGACTTCCTACATGATGGACATAGGCGCTAGAGACAAAGTTCCTGTAACCCTGAGAAAGCAAATCAGCACAACTTACATCGTCCGAATACCAGTTCAGAGGGGGAAACCTGCCGTGATGCCATGCATCCCGCGAGATATACGCAAAGATAGGGGAGATCATCTGAGACTCACGAATAAACTGCTCAGACTTAAATCGGTTCATGTGCAAGGGGTCGCTATCGGGGTTGAATCGAATGTTCTGAGACGGTCTTACACAATCGCTCCTCGCCCCCACCCAGCCGACATTGGGTTCTAGCTCCTTAATCACTTGCACATCTTCAAGCAAACGCTGGTAGGACAAGGGATTAAGCACCACATCGTCATTACAGACAATGCAGGACTGGGCATAACGCAAGGCATCATCGACTATCTCGTTGTAGTCGTCTCCAAAGTTCGTTGGTTCGCCAAACATAAGCCTTGCGTTTTTATAGTGGGAGATAACTCTCTCTGGTCCACGCAAGTAAATAAACGCCTCTGGCGCGTATTGCTTAATCGACTCCAGTAAAACAGGCAAACCCTTGCCATGCACCGTGGCAATACAGATTGGCGTCACTTCGCTTTGTTTCTCGCGCTGATCGCCTTGGCCTTTGCCCTTGCATCAGCCTTACTCGACGCGCCCCACGCTTTAAGACTCAACAGCAGGCGGGTTGGTTCACCGTCCTTGTACTCTGCGCCAGCCATGTTGCCCATACGCGCTAAGAAGCTCGCACGCCTTGGGTTGTCGCCAGACTTCACGGGAGGTTTTAGGTTCATGCCCTGCGCCTTAGCACTTGCCCTGCCCTTGGCATTTAATCCACCAGCAGGATTTTTCCCCTCTTTTCTTTGCCACGCTGCGGTCATTTTTTAGCCTTCTTCTTGGCGGTCTTGGCTGCCTGCTTAAAGTCAGCAGCAGTTGGCGCTGCCTTAGAACCAACACGGTTCATCTTCTCGCCAGAGCCTTCGGCAATGCGTTTACGCTTTGCCCAAATGTTTGCGTAGAGACCTTGTTTCATTAGTCTTCACCCATGTCTTCGGACTCACCTTCGCCCATGTCTTCGCCTTCGTCTTCAGACTCGCCAGTATTCGGGCCACCAACAATCCATGCTCTACACGAGCGATTTGCCGCACATTTAAAATCGAAAATCTCACAATATCCAAGGTCTGCTAACTCAATAGTTCCCCACGGATCGGCTTCATTTCCGATGCCGTTTGCGATGCATTCTTTCATCTTGTCGGAGACATTGAACGCAGCGCAGTTCCCGCAACGGCTTTTCTTGGCGTCCTCAACAGAGACATCCCACTCATCAGCCATGCGCTTCCAGTACGCCTCATTGGGTAGATTAGGGTTCTCAGGACCATACTTCGCAGTCGTGATTGCCTTTGCGCGGTTCTTTAAGTTCAGAGTAATGTTTTGCGTAGGCAACGGGCATTGGCTGGTGTCGCTCTCAGACATCATCTGCTCCATTGCGCCTTGTAAGCGCTTGGGGTAAGAGGAGGCCATGATTACTTCATCTTCTTTTTAGGCATGGACTTGCCTGCTTCGCTTAACGCGATGGCAATGGCTTGCTTAGGATTCTTGACAGCAGGACCAGACTTCGATCCGCTATGCAATTTACCCACCTTGAACTCGCCCATTACTTTGCCAATCTTCTTGGCTGCCTTAGTCATCTTCATGCCAGTTACTCCTTAAATTTGGATAGTCGCAATTATGCAACCCTAGAGATGTTTCTACGCAACGGCTGAGACCACTTCTGACTAGCGTTTGCACCAAACGCACCAATGGCTGCTTCGCTTGCAAATGTCAACACAAAGCTATCGGCCTTATCAGGAGACCTCAGTCCCCTCTTTCTAATGTCATCCTTACCTTCGACCTGTATCTTTCCTGCCGAGGTAAAGAAGTAGCGCACAGTCGCCAACTCAGCGACTAACTCCTCATCATTAGGAATACGACAGTCCCGCGCCTCAAACCACGCCTTTGCCTTGTACCAAAGTTCTGCCCTTAGATTCCTGTAAGTCGTACCCATTGCGGGGGATTCGGAGACATTGATGCCTCTTGCGGGAAGTCCTAGTTCTCTGAGACGGTCTACTACGCCAGCACCAAGACCAATTGAGTCCACCATGATCTCGTGCGGTCTTTGGCTTGGCGGTAATGCTTCCCACTCTGCGACGACTGCGCCAGTCAATTGCATCAGGTCTAGGTTTTTCCAAACCTTCGTAGGTTCAATAAGTGCGTTGCCTTGGCGCTTAGAGAGTGCAGACCTGTCCCCGCCAAAGCGTGCAACGTCCAAGCCCCAGATCAGCTTGGCGTGCTGAGATGTCTCTACATCGCGGTGCTTGGCAAGTTCCAGTAACTCCATAGGGATGATGGTGTCATCATCTGCCCTTGGAAACTCGCCCAGTACCCTGATCCTGTAAGCGTTCGACTCCTCACCGTAACGCGCCTTCATCTCATTGATGTAGGCTTCGCTAACCCTTGGAGAGTCCACGCAAGAGACTTTCATCGTCACCCAATCATTGGCAAGACGGTTCTGGGTGTCGTAAAAGAATCCGCTAGACCTGACAGGGTTGCCCAGCAGTAGGGTGACGGCATTGTGTCCTGACATTGAACCTGCAGCAGCTTCAAACACTTGCTCTGGAATACCAGACGCCTCGTCAGCCACCAGCATCACATTGTCGGAGTGGACACCTTGCAGGGCTTCGGGTTGCTCTGCCCTCGATGTCCTAGCGGACACGAAGGCTTCAGTCGCTGCTTCCTTGACCTCAATCCTGTCTTGCTTGACTTCGAGCATATCCCTTAGTGTTTCGGGTAACTCTTTGACCCAGCGCTTTAACTCCGCAAAGAGGGCATCGTATAACTGGCTAGACGTTGGCGCTGTCACCACCACCTTGACGGGGTATCTGAGCATGAGATACCAAATAATCGCCCAAGATGCTGCTGTGGACTTGCCTACGCCATGACCTGATCTCACGCTTATTCTGCGGTTGCCCTTGGCGATGTGAGTAAGAAAGGTCTCTTGCCAAGTGTCGGGGTTGACCTTCAAGACTTCCTTAACAAACAGGACAGGATTATTCTTGTAGCGGATGGTGAATGCCACAAACGGGTTGTTGGCGAGTTGCTCCATCTTCCTGTCGTGAATCTTGTCCACCATCTCCTTGACCTGTGGGTGCAATCCCTTTTTTACTGGCGGAGTTGATTCTTTCGTCATGGCGGGATTGTGCCTTGTAATTTTTTATTTTTTTCGTGGGGGTGTGGTGCTGTGTGAAGGGGGGAGTGGGGGGGGTAGGTCGGTAGC